GTCGTCAGGCTTTCACCGTGCTTAGCCTTGCCCAATGCGTCCTCAGCGATGGCGCGCACGTCGCCAACAGCCTTGTCGAACGCAGCTTTGGTTTCGGCGGCAACCTCTGCCACCGACTTGGTTTCTACAGTCATGTCGATTTTCCTCGAAAAAGTGGGGCCTAGTCGCCCGTCATGTCGATGATCGGTGCATTGGCGATGGCTGCCCAAAGAGCCTCCAACGGGTCTTGCACGGTTTGGGCGTCAGGCTCCCCCTGACCGATTTTGAGGCCGTGGATGCGCACAGCGCGTTCCGCCTCATTGTTGGAAAGGCCGAATTGCTGCTTAAGCAGGCCTTCCCATTCGCGCTCGGTGAGCCGGTCCCCGGCTGCTAGACGATTGCGCAAATCTTCAACTTCCTTGACGCCGGTAACCAGCGCCTTCGGGTTCATGCCGATGCTGACAAGCGACACTTCATGCAGCGCCAGTTTGACCAACTCACGGACCTTGCCAGCCATGCGCTTAACGGTCGGCTCATAGCCAATCGACAAGGCAGACAGCGCGCCATCCTTTGCCAGTTCATATGCCTCGCCACCGTCGCGGGTCTTGACGCTGATTTTGCCCTTCGACAGCAGGCCGTCAGCCGTTTCTTTGAACTCTGACCAGACACCAATAGGGCGATGCTGGTCGTGGAACAGCAGCATGGGGACGCTTTTGCGTCCGACCAGCGACTCTGCGAAAGCACCGGGAATGATCCGGTCGCCGCCAAAATCGATGTTGCCATAGCCAGCGGCGAGACCCTCGATATAGCCGGTTTCGTCAATTCCCTTAATGTCCCAGGAGAACGAACTATGATGCATTGGTTTTGCCTCCTGCTGTCTGGTCGGCAACAGCCAACGGCACATTTTGCATTTGCACCCGCGCAACATCGCCGCCGTCAACCGGAGCCATGTTTTCCTTGCTGCGGACTTCGTTGATCGTCAGCCAGCCGTCATTGAGGCCGGACTTGTAAAAGGATGCGCGGGCTTCACTGTCGCCACGCAATAGGCCTTCGATGTTAAATTCAATCGTGATGCCATCCAGCCGGTCCATGTAGTTCAGCAACTGTTTTTGCAGCGCCTGTTCGATCCGCTTCAGGCGACGACGCAGGGTGAATTTCTGAAAGCCGAGAACGTCAACCTCTTTGCCGGTTCCCCAGTTTGACGACTTGTCACCATAACCGACCATCGCGGGCGGGATGCCGAACAGGCGGCAGATTTCCTCACCGCTAAACTTGCGGCTATCGAGCATCTGCGCATCTTCAGGCGTGATGGTGAGTTGTTCCCACTTCACGCCATTATCGAGCAACATCGGGCGACCGGCATTGTGTGCGCCGACGAATTTTTCCAGCAACAGCTTTTCAGCTTCGGTGCGTTGCGCACCAGTCAATGTCTTGTCAGTCGTCAGGACGCCGGAAGGTAATGCGCCGTTGGCAAACATGGTCGAAGCGGCGCGATCTGTGGCACTGGCGGCGGTGAACGTTGCACGGCAGACGGATAGTGTAGATGCCCCACTCAATGCGTCACCACCGAAGCCGCGAATGTGAAGCATGTCACCTTGGCTGGCAAAATCTGCCTTGCCGTCAATCGTCCAGCGGTATTCAATTACCCCGTTCGCAGACCTCTTTGCTGAGACAATATCAGGCCGAACGGGCGTCAATGACAGGATTGTGCCATCTGACCGGCGCTCCATCTTGGCATAGGCGTTGCCGTGCAATTCAAGGGCTGCTGCCATGAACTCCCAGAAATCGAGCGCAGTCTGATCGTAATTCGGGCTGTCGTGCAAAACCCAATATAGAGAATGGTCACGCGCCACCGTGCGAACGCCATTTGCATCCGTGCGGTAGATCATCAGTGGCAGGCTTCCGATGGTGCCAGCCAGCAAGTTGACGCAGGCCCATGTTGCCGAAAGTCCGAGCGGGTTAGCGGTGCAGCCATCCTGATATTGCGCCAGAGTCACCATATTAGTGCGGAAGTTGACGCCATCGTTCCGGCTGGCGACAGGCCAACCGATAATGGACAGGGTTTTTTGCCACAGGTTCATGCAGCAAGACCCGCCAGCCAGACGTCAGTCGATACCTCAGGGGTCGTCTGCATAGCCTCAACCCCCGCTGCCATTGTCAGTGCCACCATGCCGTCAATGCGGCCCGTTGCTTTCGACTTGTCTAATTTCCGGTTGCCCGCAGGATCGGGGATGGCGACCGCGTTGGCAGCGCACATTGTTAGGACGGGGTGCCCCCCATGCCTCACCCGTTCCTGTAGCAAATCCGCTTCCAATGCGTCCAAGGCTGGCGACATGCTCGCATAGCCCTGTCCAAATTCCTGCAATGGCAATTCAACGCCCGCCGTTTCCAGCGCCGCTTTCATGCGATCCATGCGCCAGCGGTCAAAGCCTATCGCCGCCACGCTCAGCCCGCTGCAAATCTCGCCAATATCCCGCGCAACAAAGGCGTAGTCGATGACCTTGCCCGGTGTTGTCCGCAGCAAACCTTCCCGCACCCAAACATCATACGGAGCGCGGTCCCTGCGGCTCGCCTCTACAACACTGTCTAAAGGCATCCAAAAATATGGCCGGACATGCTGAATACCATCAATGCGGCACGTCAGCACCAGCGCGGTCAAGTCAGTAGTCGCGGACAGATCAAGCCCGCCGTAAACCAGTCCGTCAAATTCTGCGACTGGGCCATTGCCAGCCTTCCAAACCCCCGGCGAAACAAAGGCCGAAACCATGTTGACACGCTGGTTGAGCGTCAGAACTCGAAAGGTGTTCTCACTAGACGGCATACGTGCCGCCTGTGCCGCCTGTTCCTCAACGTCCTTTAGCGACCGAAACAACCCCAACGCCGGGTTAGCCGCTTTCCAAGCTGCCATGTCCGTAAGTTCACAGCCTTCAGGCGCGCGATAGACATGGCTGATAATCGTCGGGTCTTGCGACCGCTCAGCATCATCAAGCCAGATCGAAAGCAGGTCCGCATCAGTTGGCGCTTGGGTCGAGATAACCAGCAACAGCGGGGCTTCGTGTGCGCCCTGTGCCGTGGTTATCGCGTCAATGAAATCGCTTTGCGGGCCTTTGACCTGCCCAACCTCGTCCAATATCGCCAGCACCGGGGACAGGCCGTGTGCCGTCCTACCCTCTGCCGCCAACGCCCGAAACTCTGTGTTCATCGTCAGGCCAAGCAGCCGCTTACCAGATGGGATGATGCGAATAATCTTTGACAGTTCTGGCGACAGTTGCACCATTTTCGCCGCGAGATTGAACACAATCGCCGCCTGATCTCGGGACAGCGCCCCACTCACAAGCTGACTATTCAACACCGCTTCAGGACCGACCAGATGCGCCAGCAAGATGCAGGCGATCAGCGCGGTCTTGCCGTTCTTTCGTCCAACCGACAGATACGCCCGCCGCGTTCCTGCCGGGTTGTCATATACCGATAGGATGAACCGCCTTTGAAAGTCTGCCAGTTTGATAGGCTTGCCAACGTGCGCGCCTTCAGGTGTCCTGCAATACCGGCTTACGAACTCGCAGACCCGTTCGCCGCGTGTCACTGTAGCGATGGCCTCGCCAGCAGATCGTCAGCCAACGGATTACCCGCCTCAATGTCCCTTGCCTGCGAACGGCGCTTGCCAACGTCCCTCGCCTCGCCGCCTTGTGCGCGCGCGTGAAGCGACAGATTACGCCGCAGTGACATGCACGAATTAGTCAAGTCTCGCGCCACCCCATGCCGGGGATTGGCCACCGACTTCTCACCAAGCAAAAGGACATAACCCTCTTTGCGCAGCGTTTCGCGTTCTGTCTCCAAATCAGCCATGGCCTTCGCCAACTGCGCCGCGACCTCAAGCTGGTGATCGGTCCATTCCGACTTGGCAAACTCCGCCACCACCGAATGCCAATAGGGCCAATCACCGTCGCCCATGCGAACGTGCGATGGAGGCGCAATCTCCTTTGCTGCACCAGTCATCACAGCGACCGCAGCCGTTGCGCTGTCGATGCGCTGCTTACGTCCTGCCATGCGGTTTTCCTGTGTTAGCGATAAAAGTCGCCCCCCCATTGCGCTGTCCGGCACCCCAATGGCAGCTTTGACCCACCCCCCCTGCGTTGGTGAGGTATGTC